ATGCACCTTCGTAGTCTCCGATTTCCCCTGCCCAAATCTTGTCTGCAGCAGGAGCGGTTTGTGCATGTACGAAGTTCCAGCCCATGTTTCCGGTTTCTGCACGAAGGTCGTGTGAAACTTCTGGGTGGATACCTGTCCAGTACAAGGAACCACGGCGAGCCTTGGCCTTGTTTGCACGGAGCTTAGCAACTGCGCGACGGGTGTCAGCGGAGTCAATTGTATCAGCAGCATCTACGTTAGCAACAGCAGTTGCGTTGCCTGCGAAGATGTTGTTGGAACCGGAGCGGAGAGTTGTCATTGCGACAGAGTCGATTGAGTCAGCGAGGTTGTAAGCAATGATGTTTGCAATCGCTGGGTCGACATCTGCGAGTGAGAACAACTCGAGTGCACGGGTTACGAGAACTGCATTTCCGTACTCGTTAAGAGTAACGGTGACAGTTGTCGGTGTTGAAAGAGAAACTGCATCTGGGTCAGTTGTCTCTGTAAGAGTTGAAGTAACCTGGTCCAAATCGACATACTTCTGGAGTACGACGGTTTGTCCTGGGATTGCTTGACGGGCAGGACGCTTATCTGCGACCGAACGGATTAGGGGTTCGGAGCGGAGAGCGAACTCGAGAAGGCGGTCATATGCCTTCTGTACGAGACCTGCGCCACCAACTGTTCCACCGAGAGACGTGCTCGCGGTTGATGTATATTGGTTTGACATTAGTTTTAGTCTCCTATGACTATGAACGGATTATTGTTGTGACTGGAGAATTGACAGCAACTCTTCAGCAGAGCCTGCTTGATTCAGACGTTGGTCCAAATCCAATCCTCTATCAGGTGTCACAGCACCTTGTGTCAGCACATCTTGCTGGCGAAGCCGAGCTAAGTCTTGCTGACTGATTGGTGCCTCTTCTTGCTGTGGTACCTTGATTCCAAACAAGTCTGCGTTATCATCGAGCCAATGTGAAACTGACTCCTCGTTAACATCATCCAAGTCTTTCAATACAAGGCGTGCAGCCTTTTGGTTGACACCTTTCTTTTCTAGGACTTCTTTGACGACTCGCTCACGCTGCACCTTGGTTAAACCCTCAAGTTGCTCAGTAAGTTCTTTGATACGCTTTTCATCAGCACGCTTAGCTTTACGGAGTTTCTTTAGTAAGTCACTCTCAGTTGCACCAAACGACTGTGGTTCTGTATCCAAGTCATCGTCTTCTTCGTCCCAGTATGTGTTGCTCATAGCAACCTCCACCCTTCTATCGTTGTTAGTCGCAAGCCTCAGTTCAAGTTGGGGAGTCTTGGCTGGCTCTTGCTACCGGTCTATACGCCTGATGGGGCCGGTCGGTCCATCAAGGATTCTATATTAAGCCGCCTGTGGCTCTCTTTTGTGATTTAAGTCCACCGTATTGTCCGCTGAACTCTGCAATTTCTCTAGCTTCAAGAGCTTCTCCAGCTCTTTTTGCTTCAGCGTTTTGCAGGTAGAACTCTTTCTCTGCTTCGAGTTGGCCATACTGCTTATAACCTCTACCATAAATTGAGCTAAGTTTCTCAGCGGTAGGCAATACTCCTGCTACAGTAGCTGCTGCTTTTCTTGCGTCAGCTGGGGTGATTCCTGCTTGCATCATAGATGTTACACCGATAGTTCCGCGCTGTACGTTTGTAGGTGCACCAGCAGCTTCTGCTCCAGTAAATGTAGCAGCCTCAAGACTGGTTCCTAGTCCTTGTCGCAGAGCCTCTCCACCTAGTTGTGAAGCAAGAATTGTCTGCCTCATCTTTGGCAGCATAGTATCAGGGGAAAGTGCATATGCTACGATATCGCTGATTTTAAAGAACTTAGTTAGTGCTGCTAAGTTTTCTGCCGGACCTTTCAGGATATTGTCGTATGCAAGTCCAACCTTTGCTGCAATATCTTGTGGTGGCTGAGCATCGCCAATTAGCTTAGCATAGTAGGCACGGTTAGCAAACTGATTTAAGTCATAGGACTTAAATGTCTTCTCATATGCCTGCTCATTGGTTATGTACTCAGAGTCGTCTAGTGGTGGTAACCCTTTTTGCATACGGATTCTGTTACCTTCGAATCGCTTTAGGTATGGCTCATTGAATCGCTTATCATACTTGAGTAGCAACAGTGCATCTTCAGATGAAATCTTTGGATATTGTTTTCTAATGGCGTCAATTGACTCCATTAGCCCTTCTACGCCGACTGCAGATAGTACCGACATAGCAGCCATAAGTGCTGCAGTTCCTTCGTCACCCATCTGTTGATTTACCACAGCCTGCAAAGATGGCGGCAAATCTGTAAACTTTATATTTGGGTCTGCAGCGAAAGCCTGTGTAAACAGTTTATCGCCTTCTGCTTTAAGTACGTCTCCCTCAGCCATAGCTGCTGCTGCCGCATCCGCTGCTGCTTGAGCTGCTAGAGCCTCAGCCTCAGCCATTGCCTGCTCTCCTGCAATGTCAGCCATGATAGCATCTAAATCTGCTTGAGCTTGATTTAGTGCAGTATCTACAGAGATAGCCAACTGAGTAGTTTGTTGAGCAATTGCTTGCTTTGCTGGGTCAACTACTGGCGATGTGGCTAACGGTATTTCTGCAGGAGCCGTCTGTGCAGCTCTTGCTTGGGCCCTAATTCTTTCGTCAGTAAAGTCGACAGCAGTAGCAGGGGCTGGTTCATAACCAACCATAGATGCTGCCTCACCCTTACGGAATGAGCCAACATCAAAGTTACTTACCGCTGTAGCGCTCTTCTTTTTCTTAGCCACTAGATGCTCCCTGGTACGAAGTTTCTAACCAATGTCTTAGCATCGCTAAACATTTGGCCAATATACCTTCTTGATTTTTTGTATTCGGGTGTAGTATACAGATAGTCTTCCCACTCTTGTGGTGTCATCAATTCCTTACCCTTGAATACTGGGTACATATCTGCAATCTTAATAGTATTCTCTGGCTGGTCAAATAGGTTTGACTTAATACCGATATAGGTAGCCAAGGCATCTCTCGTCGTTAGTCCCTGTCTGAAGTATTCTTGAAGCGCAGGGTAAGACACCTGTGCTTGGATAGAGATTTTCTGTACTTCATTCTCCAAAGCCTGACGGCTACGGATACTGTTGATAGCCTGCTTGTATACAGTCTTATCATCTACCGGAATGCCATATGCATCATACGCTTTACGAAGGGAGTTATAGCTACCACCTAAAGCACCACGCTGCATCATCAAAGAATCAGGTGCTTGAGCACCCTTGAACATCTGTCCAGCTTTTTTCTGAATTGCATCTAGTAGAAGTTGATTACGTTCAGCAGCGCTAATGTATGTTCCGCGCTTTCTTTCAAGGTTGTTTACTGTGTCAGCAAATTCTTTTGCTAGCTTCTTATCAACCGGAACATCCAAGTAGTCATTAAGAGCCTGGGTAATTTCTAGGTTAAGAGTAGCCTCAGGTGTAAGCTTGGGAGCCTTCGGTACTGTAGTCTTGATAGCAAAGAACTGTTGGGCAAGTGTAGGGCTGTTTACAAGTTTAGGTAAAGCTGTCTCTATGCGTTCGCCGATAGTATCGGCATACTTCATCACTTCTTCAAGGGCTTTAGCGTCTACATCTCTGATTGCAATTGGACCAGACTTTAAAGCATTAAGAATAGACTGCTCAGTTGGAGCCTGACCTTTTGGATATACTCCAGGAATTGTTCTTAATGCAGAAAGTATTTCAGCTTTTTCTTGATTAGTTTTATTCAGGAAGAAACGCATTCCATCGCCAGAGGCATACTTTACAGTCTTAACTACAGGAACACCCTCAAGAGGACGGCCAGTTGAAGTAGATGGTGGTAAGCTACCTTCTTGTCCAGTGACAACTTCAGTACCTACTGGAACACCGAGGAGTCCTACCTTGCCGGTAGCTACTTTCTTTTTCTTATCTGCAGCACTCTTAGCTTCAGGAGATACCTTGTCGACAAGTTGGTCAGAGGTTGAAGTCTTGCCACCAGCACGGGCTGCGCCCTGTGCTACTTGTTCAGCAGTGGGCTTCGAGGTAACAACCGTTGTTGTGGTTGCGCTTGTTGTCATATTAACCCTCTAACTCCTTCTTAAAGAATGCATAGAACATATTTTGGAATTCTGGATTGCGTCTGATAATTTCTTTTGCTTGTTCTGCTAACCACTCACGCTCAGGTAAAGAGGCTTTGTTTTCTAGAGTCTTTCTTCCGCTGTCATCTAGCGCCTTCTGACGAAGGTATAGATAATCACGAAGTCCTCGTACAGCGTCTGAATCCTCAAAGCGTGGGTCTACTGCCATACGATTTAGTTGGTCAGCAATGCGAACATCCTTGTATGTATCATACTTGAATGTAAGCCCTAGACCTGCAAAGGATTCTCTCAAGCTTTCATTAGCTTCATTGAATGTTTCACTGTCCCATCCTTCGCCTGTAGCACGAGCAAGGAGTGTATCCTTAGCTGCGTAGTAGCGAATAAGGGTAGCTCTTTCAACTAATTCACGAGGTGTGAACTTAACCTTGTTACCCATACGCTGTTGCTGACGATACATCTCAGCTGAATATCCTCCACCTGGGTAGGCATATCCATAGACATCGCCGTAATCAGTTACAAGTGATGGGTCATCCTTGATTGCTTCGTAGGTAAATAGGTTTGTTGGTCCACCTGCGGATGAACTGATGATAGCAAATACTAAGTTAGGGCTGTATGTATTAAAGAAATCATTGTAGGCCTTGTTCTTGTCTCCACCAGCAGCAACTTCTAGTTGTTTAAAGTCATTGTACAGAGATGTTGTTAACAGAGTATTACCATCTTCAAGTGTGGTTAGTCCACTGAACTGTAACTGGAATGGAGACACTGCTCCAAAGAAACCACGCATTATCGTAAACCACTTAGCAAATGTACTGGTATCTGTGACTAGTCTTTCCTGGTCATTCCTATCATCTAGGTTGTAGTTTCCACCACTTGCTAGATAGTTCATTGTAGGTGCGAAAGATGCGGCATAGGATTCATCTGGCATAACAGGTGCTAGGATACGACGCCAGTTACCAGGCATGAATGATTCTAAGAATCCCTGCTTTAGATTAGGCTCACCGAAAGGATAGATAATCTTATATGCTTGTTCACGAAGTCCTACTGGTAGCAACTTCAGTGGATTAGGTCCATAAGAATCTAGGGTAGCTAAACCAAAGGATATACCAGGACCAACGCCAGGCATAATGCTGCCTGAAGCAAATGCGAAGTTAAGCGACTGTGGGGTAGACGATACCGCAAATGGTCCACTTGTTGCACTCTTTTTTAATGCTAAATTAGATAGGAAGTTTAGCCCAGTTGATACGAATGGTAAGAAGAACTTACGCTGTCCGTCTAGTGGGTCTGTATACAGGAAACCTTGGTTAGGGTCATAGTAATCTTTAGCATCAGTCAACTGATATAGTGCTGATGACTCTGGGTTAGTCAGCCAGTTAAGAACCTTCTGAACCTTGTAAACCTGCATAGGGTTATTCAGAGCAATGTTACCCCAGGCTTTGATTGTATCTTCCCATGCCTGTCCGAATGGAGCAATAAGGCGTAATTGATGGAAGAGTAGACGCTTGCGTGAAGCATCGTAGAATAGGTCTCTAACATGCCTAGAAGCCACCGTAGAGGCGTATTCATGGGCCTGTTGTAAAGTTACATTACCATCGCCCTTAGCTAGTTTAAAAGCGTTCCAGACTTTATGCTGGCTACCAATGGGTTCGCCCTTCCAGCTCTTGAGTGGGCTGAGAGAATCCTGTGCAACGCCAGCTAGCTTAGTAGCAGCTTCAGCGTCTAGTGCACCAGCAATGTCATGGATAGCATCCCAGTATTTCTGACGCCATTCAGGGCCCATCGTGGTAGTCTTTTCGAACCTAACGGCAATATCAAAGAATGCGTCAGATATTCCGGCAGCACGACTCATTTGTTCTTTGTCGTAGTTTCTTCCAAACTTAACGACCGGAACATTCATGGATAACCCGTCCCAATCGCCTTTGCCATCAAAGTTCTTCCGTAGGATATCACCAAATTCTTGATTTGCATCCTTTAGTTTCTTGCCTGTTTTATCAATGCTGGTGGCATTCTTGATAGAGTTTGCGGCGCCTGCGTTGCCTTTTGGAACAGCGATAGATAAACCATCTACATCAATTTTACCAAAGGCAATCAAGTTTTTAATTGCTTGGGAAGCCTCACCGTTCTTGCCAGCAGCTTCATCTACACGAGCTCTTACTGAGGTAAGTTGTCCCTTGCCATTCTTGCCAGTAAATAGGTAACTCATTGCACCTTCATCGGTGCGTAGCCAGTCACGAATCTCAGGTTTTTGTAGTTTAGTAAACTGGTCCCATTCATCTTTGCCAGCACCACGAAGCACGAAGTCTACGCCAGCCTGCTCTTTGCCTACAGCAGTTCTAGCTGCTACTCTACCGCCAATTGAGTTTGATAGAATTCTGATTTCAGAGGCTAATCCCTCCCACCATCTACCAGACTCGTGACCGAATTCAATTGTATTAAATCCTGAAAGCTTAACAGCTATATTAGTGTCTCTATCTGCAGATGATATGCCACGAATTGCTTGTGATGTTATATAAGAATCAGCAGCATCATGAGCTAGAACCTCAGCCTCAAATTCATCTTTTGCTGAGCCTAGTTTAAAGTTAGTTCCCATAAGTGTGTTACGATATGGGTCAAGCTTATCTAACACCCTGCGCCAAGCAGATGCACTCTCAGAGCGTCCTAGCCACATACCGAGGGCAACGACTGGGTTGTTAAAGAATGACACATGGCCTGTACCCATAACACGAATCTGCATTTCAGCAATGTTGCGGATGATATAAGCTGGGCGAATGAGGACCATTCGTTTCCATAATGTATTAGTTGCTACATCCAAGGCTTCTTTTGTAGCCTGTAATGTATTGCCACCGCGGCGATTTACGAATGATATAATGTTTAATATTTCTTTAGCTGGCGGCAAGTACACTACTGAGTTTAGATACTCAGAATCCAGGTGTGGGCCAGAGATTGTTACCGTCTTATCTCCGCTAATTACATAATCTAGTTTAGCGCCAGCAGCGTGGCGTTCAGCCCAATAAGAGCCCATCTTTGCGTTACCATTCTGGAATACTCTAGTTGATTTTTCCAGCGCACCTGCATCTATCTTTGCTTTGTCTAGATTAGCTTTTAATATTTCATTAAAAAGTCTTCCTGTTGCAGTGTACGCAATTTCAGAGGCATTATCTGAATAAGCAACTTGAGTAACTAACTGACTGATTACATCTTCAGGAACATTAGTTGCTCTACCGAATCCGTAGATTGCATCTACTAAAGCATCCTTATCAGATGAATGAATCATAGTTCCACCAGGAACTACGGTGTTGTAGCTTCTTGAAAGGTTAGTCTTTAATTTAGTTGCACCATTAGCAACAGCGCCTACAGTCTTAGCAACCTTATCAATGTATGGCAACTTAGCTGCGCCACGGGCAGCAAGGCCTGTGATTGAGTTCGTAATCTTGGTAGTCTTACCAGCAACAATGCTTGAATCAGCAATATTGCGTAGAGCATTACCTACCTTTGTACCAGTTTCAAGTACATTCGCTACAACTTTACCATCAGCAATGTAGGGTGCAAGTCCAGCTAAAACCTCTTCACGAGTCTTTGCAGCAGCAATAACCTTGGATTGTTCTACTGTAAATCCGCCACGCTTACCAGCTTTCTTGCCGATAGCATAGACATCTTCCCAGTTATCCATATTAGCAAGGGCATCAATAGCAGCACTTGATTCTTTACCACTGAGAAATGCAGCAACTGCATCTGGATTCCAGGTCATCTTGTCCATGTCGTCTGCTAATTGTAGCTGACGAGCTAATGCTGCCTGAACTTCCTTCTCTGCTTCTAGCTTTTCTACACCAGTAGCAGTCTTAAATGCTTGAATAGACTCTTCTGTTTGCTTTGCAAGCTCAGTTAATTCTATATCTTTGAGTGCTAAATCACGAGCAATAGTGGCTGATTTCATACCACTTGCAGTGCGTTGTGCCTGGGCTAGCGCATCACGAGTCTGTTTAATTCTAGAATAAGCAAGTCCTGGGTCAAGCTTAAGCATTGCAAAGACATCACCAATAGCAGACACAACCGAGCCAGTACCTGTATCAGGCTGAATGCCTGGGATAAACTCTACAATCGGGTCAAATAGGCTGTATGGTCTATCATAGAAACGACCATCATCTAGCTTAACTCGTACTTTAGCTACCTGCATCTGTGCATTGCGTGCAGCAAAGCCAATGCCTGAGCTTTCATCTACAGTGAAACCAGCACCGGCATCGATTCTGCCTTCTTTTCTCCACTGCTTGATAGCCTGATAGAGTTTGCTCTGTTCTAAAACATCCTGCACACCACTGCTTAACCCTAAATCTTCACGAGTTTTAGTTGGGTCAGTAGGTTGACGGGTAAGAAAATTAATATCACCACGAAGAGCGGCGTCAATATCCTGCTTTGTACTACGGATACCTGCGCCAACTAGTTCAAATGGTACATCAAGTAGTGTAATTGCACCACGAACGAGGCCTTTAACGCCAGACCATAACTGTCCCTTGATACTATTGTTAAATCTTTCGTTAGCAATACGCTGAGTTTCAAGGAATTGATTCTTTGCACGCTCAGCTTGAGTCATCTGGTCAATCTCAACAAGGGTGCTTACAAGCTTATTGTTTGGAACAGCACCATTTTCGACTAGACTGGAGAGCAAACCACCAGACATAGTTGGTTTTGTGCGTATCAATTCACGAGCACGGAAACCAGACTCGCCGGGCAACAACTCTGCTGACTTTAATAACTCTTCATAGTCTGCTTGTTGCTGTGTAAGTACTCGCTCTTGAGCTCCTACTACGGTGAATGTACCGTCAGGATTCTTTTTGATTCCTGGTTTTGTCACAGAGGTATACCCGCGTTATCTATGTATTCTAACATGCGTCGTAAATCTTGGTTATTTGGGTCCTGCATATACATAGCACGAAGTGCTGTTGCACCAGTATCAATCTGTGCTCCAGGGGCTACGGCAGGTAGCATTAGAGCTTCCTCGCCAGGACCAGCACCTAGTCTTGCACCAGCAGTAATTGGCAATTCTGGATTTAGTGGAGCAGAGTCAAGTGTAACGATAGGGGCAGAACCGACATTTGGCTCGGGAAATGCGCGAGGAGATGGAGTCTTAATAGGTTCAGCTTTACGAGTTTCATTAATCTGCTTGTTCATACCATACTCAAACCCAGTGTAATCTATATTACCGCTTTGACCATTACCACCGAATGGATTGATATTAGCTGGATTATTCTGTGGCGCTGTTGGGCGAAACCCACCGCGATTTTCAGTTGTTGCCACTAGTGTTCTCCTCTGGACTATACGAATATTCTTCTGCTGATAGCAACATTCCCTTAGCTAACCAAGGGTTCATGTTTTCACTTACATCTGTCATCAAGTATCTTGTGCCTTCGAAGTCACTCCACTCGCTGACTAATACCCAGCCAGTACATATCTGGCTATCTGAATCTTCTAAATCTTGAGCTAGTATTCTCATAGCCTTTTCTATAGCTTCTGTGAACTTGCTCATTTATGTTGTTCTTCTACTTGGTAGGGGGCTGCTGTATAGGCGCTAACTCTTGCGGCAACTTCCATTGCTGCGATGGCATCAGCACCTGCATAAAGAGCACCAAGGGCGTAAGAACCTCCGCTGCCAATGGCATAGAATCCTTCTCCACTCTTCATCACCGCCAAGTCCTGGTCAACATCAAAGAGCTCGCCACCAACTGCGATGAGAAACTGGAATCGTAATCCATCTTTATCTTTGTCGTGAGGTTCATCAAAGTTATAACCATTATCTGTAAGACACTTACGAAGTGATGGCATAACCTTAGTAATCATAAAGCGATAGGCGTCTTTCTTATCCTTCGCTGTAAATGCTGGTGGTACCCAAATGTTCTGGGCTATGTCACAGGGAGCAACTTCACCAGCTCCTGCAATAAGCAATGCACCGCGTTGTGTAATCTTACGCATAACTGGATGTGAATAAACTTTACCACTGTCATCAGTAATGCGACTATCGGCTACAATGACAGACTTGTCATCATACTCAACGCCAATAATTGTTGTCATTGTCCCCTCCTAGATTATCTTCGGCGAATTGTTCTTACGCTTGCGTTAGCTTCTCCAGCTCCTGTTAGGCTAGATAGCAAACTCATAATGTCAGGTTGTCCACCTTGTTGCATCTCTACGGCTCCGCCTTCTACTGGAGGAAGAGCGCCTCCTGCCGGAGCAGCGGGAGCAGGGGACGGTTGCTCAACCATTGGTGCGCCAGCAGGAGGAACCTGTTGTTGTGGGGCAGGGAAGATTTCTTCAATAGCATCTTCGATTGCTTGTCCCTTTTGGCGAGCCTTAATTACTTGTGCAATCTTAGTAACGATTTGGCTTGGGTCTCCACCGCTAGCGGCAATCTGAGGGATAGCCTGAGTGTAAGCCTGGAGAGAAGCAAGAAGCGCAGTACGCATATCTTCAATCTCAATCTTCTCAACCTCTTGGCTAACATTGACAGTGAATGGTAGTTCACGCATAGCCATATCTTTGGAGATAAGTTTACCACCCAAAGCTTGAAGCATGAAGATAAGACCTTGAGCAGGGTTTAATCCTGCAAGCATTCCATAGCGTACATCTGCAGAGTAATCACCCTTGATATCTTTCTTAGGTGAGTATGTAATCTCATATGGAGCACCTGCATCAACACCACGAATAGTCTTTTCAGCTGGGAAAATTAGTTCATCTACTTGGAAGCAAACCTGAATTACATCACGGAGGGCGCTAGCAAAGATAGCCTGTGCAGATTTGACCTGGGTGTCGAACGCGCCCATGAGAGCCTGAACGCCCTGACCCGTGACAATAGATGCGTCAATGTTGCCAGTTCGTCCTTCAGGATAACGAGCACCAACACGCAATTCCTGGTTAAGTAGAGTTTGCTCGGTGAATGCACCTTGTGGTAGAGTAAGTTCTACGCGGCGTACACCGGCTGGGTTTGAGGTACGGATAACTGCATCGCCACCAAGCTGTAGCTCCTGTACATCTTGTGGAAGTACGATTGGAGATTGTACAGATTTTTCTGCAGCTTCCATAGCAAGAAGTGCAAAGCGGTTGCGTAGCAACTGAATACCTAGAATGTCATCAAACTGTCCACGAAGTTCTCCATCAACAGATGGCTTGCGTGCGACAATAATCATCATCTTACCGAGTGGATTCTTTACAGATGACAAGACAAGATTATTTTTATCTGGTAAATAGATTACCGATTGGTCTTTGTCATAGTAGCGAACCATCTCAATGAGAGAGTTTAGGTCCTGCTTATATCCTAGTCCACCGAGGAGTGAGTACTCATACTCAGGGAATTGTGCAACAAGTTCGCCTAGTGTCATTTGGTAACGCTTAGCAAAAGCGATACAACGACCATAACGGTCGAATTCTGGGTAGGAACCTACTGGGTTTTCTAGGCGAATACGAGGAAGCTTAGCTTCTGCATCTAGCTCAATAACAAATGGCAAGAAGCCGTAGGTTATGTACCAGTCCGCTCCCGAGTACATTTGAACGGCCAAGTCAGAATGAGCAAAGTAATTGCTAGCAATGCGAGTACGCTTGTCAGCAAAAGCACGAGCACGGTCACTCGTTTGGTTTGCTGCCGAGCAGTTGACTGCAGGCAGAGGCGCCATAACTTCAGATAAGTCTCTAGCAACAACATCGATAAAATTCGCAACGACATTGGCATCTACTCCATCTGGAAAGAAGTCAGGATATACGCTAGCAATCTGACCTTTACGGACAGCAAGGACATCCAGATTACGGGCGTCCCTATCCGCGTTACGAAAGCGCAACGAGTCAACTCGTGCTG